AGTTACCGAATACTTCGGCATATCATTCAGTTTTGGCAATGCCATAATTTACTCCTAACCTATAGACCCACTTAGTTTAAATAAACCTTGGTTGTCATCAATCGCTTTCCATCTTGTATAAGAGAACTGTGCAGTCACTTGCACTAGTCCATCTAATTCGTTATTTAAATCAATAGAACTTACTGTTGTAGGAAATGCATCGATCAACTGTACTGAATATACAGAGCCTCCACCTATTCCTAAATTAACGTTCAGTAAACCTCCACTAATTTTTTTATTAATAATTGGTTTCCTTAACTGGTGAATACGAATGTCACGCTGATACTCATTCTTATAAGCCACAGTTTGATTCTCTTCGTCTAGTATAGTACTTGTCCAATTATCTAAGTATTTCTTAATTCCGTAATCGTTTAATGCATAGAACGTCATGGTTACATCGTCAACAGCATAACCATAAGCAACCTTTGAAAACTCCATACCAATCCTACGATCATTAGTTAGTATTTGTTTTCCTGGCATAGTCACGTTCGAACATAATAAATTTAATTCATTAGCGCCAAGAGTTGCTATTCTACTTAAAAGGCTTCTGCCACCAAAGCCACTAGGCATTTCTACAAGGAACGCGTTTTGCCTGGCGAATCCTAATTTAGCAGAGGCTAAACTCTTTAACTGATCTACGCTCATTACATCATCCTTCTAGAATCTTTGTATACAGTACTGGCTGAACCCTTCTGCCAATCAGCAGTTGGAAGGAATGTTGCAATCTCCCATTCAGGTGCAGGTACTCTAGCTAATCTACTTTTTACATGTCTAAACAAATAATGTTTTAAACATGGTTTGTAAAATTTAATCTTGGCGGTTGCGGTTAAAAGCTTATAGGATATTTCGAATCGAGTAGTTTCATCATACTTTTTATTATTTGTAATATCCATAAGATTGTCTAACATCTTTGCTCGTAAAACTGGAGGAAGATAGTGTAGGTTCAATCCCATAAACCCTTCTTTGGCTGGTCCTATAATAACCGACAATGGAAACTTATCGTAGTAAGGTAACGTTTCTTTATGCTTAGCATCATAGAAAAACATATTCATAGATCCAATAAGTGGATTCTGTTTATTGACTAGTGTTAATTCTTCGGACTTCATTAAGTCATTACGATTCACTGTTCTCATCTGTGATAGTTTTCTACGGAACCAATCACGAGATTGAGCAGTCCGCGGATTGATACCAGCACGGAACGCGTCTCTTTCTACTTTTGCAAATAAGTTACTCATGCTTCTATTTATAACTATTTTTTACGCTTTTTGCGATATGGCTTCAAAGGTTTTAGTGGTTTCATTTTTTTAAAGTCTTTCATTATACCCATAGATTTTAAGGTGTTCTCCGTCCATATCTGGAACTCCCAACCCCTGTCCTTCGCATATTCGTTGGCTGCTTCCCATTTATTCATATTCTTTACATAGGTCATAGCTTCGCCTATGTATCGTTTAGACTTATTTGGATTCTTAGGAAGTTCTGTTTCTTTTTCTGGTTTTATTTCTACCAGAATAGTATTACCATTCTCAAAGGTAATCTTTAGATCCACAAAATATCTGTGCATCTTTTTATCGACATCCCAACGATATGGCACAACGGTTTCTTCGGAAGACCATTGCTTTACCTTTGTATTGTTTTCGCACCACATAAAGCATAGCTTCTCCCAATGAGATCTATAAGTTACTTTATCCGGATCACCTTTATATTTCTTAAGGTTCTTTACTTTGTATCTACCAGAGTATGCCATGATTACGTTATAAATAGGATTATAAATTTATATTTATTAAGGAAAGAGCATGGTAGATATATTAAGTATTTTTAGTTCAGTATTTGGTACACCGGATTTACCATACAATGTAGGAAGATCAACAGTTGATCCTTCAGATTATCGTTATCCAATCGACCAAAATTATCCAGCCTACATACAGTATAGAGCTAAAAAGGTTTTGCCTGCTTCAATCTCAGCTGCTAATACTCTTATCAATGAATATAAAGCAACTGTGCCAGATAAATTAAATGGTGCGGGCTCAATCACAGGCGATGCAGAACCTATTGACGACACAGGTAGTGGGGCGAGGCAGTTAAGTCAATACGAAAAACAACTGTTGTCTGCTGGCTATGATGCAGATAAAGCTACACAAGATGCGATCAATGCTGGAAATGTTCAACGAGGACTATTAGGATTTACTACAACTTATAGACCGGGTAAACCTATTAGATTATATTTTCCTCAATCAGTTCAAATACACGATAATATACAATATGATCAAGTTGGTCTAGGTTTGGCTGGGGCAGCTGGATTAACTGCATTAAATAGAGGTCAAGACATTTTAGAAGCAGTAAAAGCTGGAGCACAAGAAACTGGTAAGTCTCTTTATTCTCTTTTTAACATGGGTAACCTTGACGGAGAAGCAGCAAGATTAGCCGCAGCTAGAGCTGCAAGTATGGTATCCGCACTAACACCGGCTGGAGCTCAAGGTGCTTTGGCTATAGGCTTACAAGTAAAAGTAAATCCAAACACTCGATCTATATTCACTGGAGTTACTGTAAGAAACTTTCAATTTACTTATGACTTTTATGCTAGTTCTAAAGAAGAAGCTAGCATGGTACAAAGGATAGTTAAGAAGTTTAGAACGACCATGTATCCAAGAGCTATTCCTGATGATGCTGTAAACAAAGCAGGTCTACCATTAGGTTATGAATTTCCAGATTTATTTGAAATACGTTTTAAGTTTGGAAATGGAGGTGATATTGATATGCCTCAACCTTTGTTATCTTACTTAAGAGATGTTAACACTACTTACAACCCTGGAAGTATGTCATTCCACGCTGACGGCAAACCTACGCATGTTCAATTATCTCTAACATTCCAAGAATTTCGTGCTCTTAATAGGCAAGATATTGAGTCGGAGGGACACTAATGTCAGATTTTTTTAATAACTTTTCAAAAGTAGCCTATGCGTTTGGAGATGAATTTAATAAAAAAGGTGGTGCAGAACTTACACTCGAATTATTCCAAGATATAACATCATATGTTGACTTAATAGATGATATTAAGGATGTTGCGCCATACTATAGTCTATACAACGTATTAGAAAATGACAGACCTGATCAAGTATCACAGAAAATATATGGTACACCTAACTATCACTGGACATTTTATATTATGAACGATCATCTTCGTAAACAAGGTTGGCCATTGTCTATGTTAGAACTTGATAAGAAAGTAAAACGCGATTTTCCTCATAAGTTTATACGAACAGTTGATGACTTAACTGGCATTATGTTACCAGGACAAAGAGCTTTTGGTTCTCAATCATCAGGCGGTGGATTTATATTAAGACGGCATTTAGATCTAGGATTAGTCATAGTAGATTCAAAAGATCATTTTCAGAAAGATGAAAAGGTATCGCACACAGCATACGAAGGTATCACTAGTTCTATCACAGTTAAATCTACAGGGCATGAATATCTAGCGCCAAGATATTATGAGGATGGTAATGGCGATCAAGTAGATATAGATCCTCTTAGTGGTACAGGCGGTGCATTACTAACTGAGGTAACTCAATATGATCATTACATTAGAGAGAATGATAAATTAAAACAGATCAGAGTCATTAGGCCTGATGCAATTCAAAGTATTGTTGGAAACTACATAGAAGCATTGAAATCATGAGCAACGAACAAGCTACAGGCAGTGAACAGTCTTCTGCCTTTTCTGTTATATCAGCAACTATAAAAAGTTCTAGAAACGTTCCAATTAACGTTGAATCAGTATTGTCTGAACTTATATTCTATGAGAATATAGGTAAACCTTTTGTGACTGGATATGTAGCAATAGTTGATAATGAAAGAGTGGTTGAAGGTTTACTAGATATTCAGGGTGCTGAAATATTTGAAATCAAATATAAAAGAAACACTGGTAAATTAGGTGTTCGAACTATCACACAACGATTTGTTATACAAAGAATCGAAAAGATAGCAAGAGCAAATGAATTTACGCAGGTAGTATTATTTAGATTAATCGATGAAGGTGTTTATAAATCTGGTCTAACAAACGTTAATAAACTTATGGAAGGCCAACCATATCAAATTATTCATACACTGTTGACAGAATATTTAGGTAGAGATGATTTACAAACATCTGCGCAATTTAACTCTGCAAATAAAATGAGGGTTATTGTTCCAAACATGACTCCTTTACAAGCAGCAGAGTGGATTAGAAATAGAGCTACTAATCCAAACGGATATCCATATTACTTATATAAAACTGCAATAGATGATAAGTATATTTTTGCAGACTTAGAAACATTACTGTCTTCTAAAGTTATAAATGTCAATAATCCATTTACAAATAACCAAGCTTCTAGTTCAGCTTTAACTACGCAAAGAGAAATGGTCATTGACGACATGGATCAGGCTGAGGTAGATGATTTGTATTCTATGGTAAGATCAGGCGTAATTGGATCTACACAACAATATTACGATGTCACAACTGGAGATTATGAAGAAATAAATTTTAACATTAACAATGATGTTATAGCTGATATACATTTATTAAATGATAAGCAAAAGCGACCTACTATTGATGGTAACTTAAAATTTGAAGATGTAGAAATATCAAACTATGCAGCTCGTAAACAATCACATGTTAGCATATCTAAACCATATAAAGAAGTAAAAGGATATGATGAAGAATATGTTGAAGGTGGTAATAAAAATAAAATTAAGTCTAGAGCTCTACAGCATTTATTAGATAAAACTCCTATAAAATTAGTAGTAAGAGGTGATGCGTTTATTCATGGATTAGAAGACTATGGTGTAGGTAATAGCGTAAGAGTTATTGTAAGAGCTAAAGAGGAATCACCTACTAAAATGAAAATTGATAGAAAACAATCAGGTGATTATTTAATTTGTGCTACTAATTACATTTTAAAATTCGATAAAGCAAATGCTTCTGAAATGGTTTTACTTTGTGCTAAAATAGCAAATTATCAAAATGATACGTATAGTCCTAGTGGAGGTGTTGTATGAGTACTCCAACAACATATAACGATTATTATGGTGATGAAACCAGATGGTTCATAGGTACTGTTATAAGAGTAGATGATGATCCGGAAAGATTAGGTAGAGTCAAAGTTAGAATCTATGGAGTACATCCTGAAAATCCTGAAGATTGTGCACCAGATGATTTACCATATGCGTCTGTTATTTTACCAAGTACAGAAGCTGGTGCTTCTGGTTATGGTGGAACTGTAGGACTAAAACCTTCAGCACAAGTCTTTGGTATTTTTCTTGATGGTAAAAATTCTCAAATGCCTTTGATCTTAGGTTCAATACCTAAGAGAGAATCTACTACTCAAAAGCAAGGTACACAGCTTATAGATCCTAATGGTTATTATGTACAAGATCAAAACCAAGTAGAGTATGCAAATGGTGGCGGTGACGGAGATGTATATTACGCTAGCTTTATTCAAGGACAAACACGTAACAGGCAAATTCAAAGAGAGCTGTTTGTAGTATTAGAAACAGCAGCAAAAGCAGCAGGTGTTAAAGTAGAAATATTTAGTGGTGGCCAAGACATTGAAGGTCATGGTACGCGAAGAACTGGTAGTACACGTCATGATGCTGGTTACGCAGCTGACATATATGTATATGATGGAACTGGTAAACAATTAAAAACAGATGGTAGAGATCCTGTGATGAATAAGTTCATTACAGAATTAGCTGCAGCCGGCGCAAAAGGTATTGGTGCTCATCCACGCTACATGGGTGGAACAGGCGTGCACGTAGATTTATGGGGCGAAGCAAAAGGCGGTGAACTTTGGGGAGAAGGTGGAACTGGTAATCCTCCAAAGCCTATTGTAACTGCATTTAGAGAAGGCCAACGTAGATTTTATCAGGCTGGTGTTGTTGATAGTACTGCAATTAAAAATAAAAATAAAGAACGTTCTATTGCATCTGCAGAATATACAACTGCCGCAGCTGAAGCGGTAAAGAAAAGAATTGCAGCCGAAGGTTCTACTGCAACGGATGTTGGTAAAAAAGCAAATGAATCGTTTGAAACAATATCAACTACGACTGGAAGTAAACCTGTAAAAGATGAGCCAATTGCAGCAGCAGTAACTGAAACAATTCCTGGTCAAACCGTAAAGAAAAATAATACAGCCACAAGTGATATTGGCAGTTTAACTGGAAGCACAAGTATTTCTGCGCCAAAACTAGATGAGATTATTGCACAAGGCAATGTGGCAGGAATGAATGCTGCTTTAGTACAAGGATTAGATGTACAAGAAAATAAAGTTGCTGCCATTGTAAAAACTGGTGCACCTATTGAAGAAGAAGTAAAGAAAGCAGTAGAGGAAGAACAAGCTGGTGGAGTCGGTAATGTATTAGGTGAGGAAACAGTTAAAGCATCTAGAAAAGTATCCAATGAGCTAGGTAATCCATTTGGTAGTTCAAACCTATTTGGATCTATTGGTTCTGGTATAAGTAACATACTATCTCAACTTGTTTCTCTTAGTTTTAATCAGCCAGGATTTAAATCACTTGACGGCACTACAGCGTTTTTACCAGAAGGTGTACAATTAGTAAATGCTTCAGGTGAAAAGGTTACACCACCTCCGGTTGTAAATGATAATGGTCATACAAATGTTGCTGACTTAGTTTCTACTAAACCAAGTAAAAAGAATCTATACACAGCTGGTTTAGAAGATTCCAAATGGGCAGGCGTAAATAGTAGAGGTACACAAATTGGAGGTACTTACGAGTTTCAAACATTGAGCTCAACCGATCATATTGAAGCTGAAATGAGATTTGCATCCAATCAACGAGAAATTACAAGTTTAATTATCGATTGGACTAACTTACCATTTGGTTATGATAACTATACAATTGATGAGATACATAGATCGATCGGTGAATTACATACAAAAGAATATGGCATAAACGTTGTTAACGCAAAACCAAATGATTATGGTATACAAACTCATATGTATGTTCACCAAAGTGGTAAGATAAAAAGAGCTGTACCACCTAAGAATCCAATTAAAGCACTTAAGTATCCTGTAAGACAAGACATATACAATCACTGCATACATATAACATTAAATGCAAGTGCAACTACTGGTCGACCACATAGGCAATTAGAATCTTTAGATGAGATAATTAAAACTTTTATTAAAGTATTTCCTGGTGGCGAGATCTTAGGTGCAAATGACTTACTACCTGAATTAGCAACTACAGCTCCTGGTTTTAGTGTTCGTCCATATGTGTTACGTAAGTTTGGTAAGGCTTCTGTTAATAATGAAATACCAGTTGCAGTTATACCAACGGCAAAACAATTAGCTGACTTACAGCCTGACACTATTGCAACTCCTCAATCAGAGCATAACAAAAGACCAGATCCTAATGCAATTATAACACAACTAGATATGAACGTTGATTATGCTGCAACTTCCGAAACCTGGTTTAATGATAACCAAGACACTATTGATTTGCTTAGACAGAAAGCAGAGAAGTCATATGAGTCTGTAAAGAAAGACGGGTCAGGAATATCTAACAAACAAGTTGAAACGTTAGATAATGAACATGATACAAAGCTAATGGCAAACCTAAAGAATAAATTAGCAGCAGCTAATAAAGGATTACGCTATGTCTGATGATATTGAAAAAACGTTAAAGAGTAAGAATCAATCTAGAGAAGGTTACAAAGATCCTAGTAATAACTTTCCTAGTGTAGGATATGGAAACTCTTCTTCTTTAAATAAAGCTGCAAGAGGTGTACATACAAATGAATTGTATATCGGTGGCGGAACTACAGATTTAAATTTAGATTTAAAAGAAAACGATCATTCGGAATATCCACTCAATCAGGTAAAAGAATCTATATCAGGACATATAACTGAAGTAGACGATACACCAAACAATGAACGATTGTTATGGAGACATAAAACTGGATCAGGTGTAGAGATGAGACCTGATGGAACTATAATCGTTTCTTCTAGAAAAAATACTATTCATATTACAGGTGGAGACCAAAAAGTAATTATTGAAGGTGATGGTGATGTACATTATATGGGTAACCTAAAACTACACGTATCCGGAGATTTGGATATGGAAGTTGGTGGTGACTACAACTTAAGAGTACAAGGTGACAAGAACGAAGAGATACATGGTGGATCAAATACAAAGGTATATGAAAACAAATTAGAAACAGTATCAGGTAATTCTTCTACATTTGTTACAGGTTCCAATACAGAAACATATTTGTCAGATTATAATAAAATTGTGAAAGGTAATAATACCGATCGTGTTGCTGGTAAGCATGCACATTACATAGGTGATGATGCAATTATGACAGCAAAGAATGCAATGAACTTTACATCTCCTGATATAAACATTGCTGCGAATGATTTAACTGCGATCGCTACTACAGGTGCGATAGGTGGTGACAATGTAATTCACTATGGAAAGAATTACTATGGAACATCTGCAACGTTTACTGAAGGTGTTACAGGTCCAGTATTTCATGGCGATCTTCAAGGTACAGCAGTCAGGTCAATTACATCAGACGTTACAAACTCTCAGAACTATTCAGATCCGGATACACATGATGGTAGTGCTGGTAACACAGGTTCTGCACAAGGTTATACTGCAGACAATACTCCAACAGACACTGACAATAGAATGACACCTCCTGGTCCAAGTTCAACTACAATGGATCAATACTTAAATCAATCAGACAAAGGTGTAAGAACTGTTACTGTAGATCCTGGTGATGTAATGAAAAATACAATTGATAAGACATCACATTATGGTGGAATATCAAAGTATCCTCTTACAACTGAAATGGTCAGGTCAAGATTACGAGATCCGAACACTGCAAGAAATAAAACGTTTATTGGTAGAGCTATAGCTGAAAAGGTTTTATCTGCTAGTTATATTCAACAAAAACCTGAAAAGTTTGAGATAGGATTAATATTTAATCGTGATGGTACAGGTAAAATTCCAGCTGGTAAGTTACTTGGCAATGAAGATATGAAACTAGAAAAGATTGCTACTGAAGCAAATACTATTGTAGTTCGTACACTTATTCCTAATCAAGCCTACAATCCTGAGTTGCAATATCAAAAGTATAAAGTAATAAATGGTCATACAAAACTAGCAGCTGGCATATCATTGGCAAAATTCTTAGGTGGTTATGGAGATCCTAATACATTAGAACATATTACAGATGATGTTGAACGAGTAAAAATAGCACGTAACTTATACGCTCATGCTGAGTTTATGAATTCAGCTCAACAGTATTTAGAAGAACTAAACAGTCATCGTTTAATTGTAACCGAAGGCTTATATAAGAAACGACCTGATGAAACACTAGATCCAAATAGTCTTAACCTATTAGCATCACGAGGTCAGGTAGTTGTATACGAACTAAGAGACAGAAATGGATTGATTGATATAGAGAAAACGTTTGACTTAGCACTATACTGCAAAGACTATGTTAACTTTGATCGAATGATACTCGATTATGATTCATATAATCCTGATGATAGCTTAAATGCTCAAATCATTATACAAATGCCTGCTGTAAATGCGGATTGGAATATGAGATATCGAAATGAGATTGAAACAAGATTTAATAATTACACACAAACGAACGGTGAATTGGTAGAAATATCAGAACCATCTGCATAAACTATATAAATAGGAATAACAACATTAGAGGATTAAATGGCTAAAGCGTTTTCGGTAGAAGATAATAATCTTAATACATCGATAATTAGTTCTAGAGCTCGTAATTATAAGGATTTGGATTTAACGTTTAGTCCGAAACCTGCAGGAGACGTTTATAAAAAAGTAGATGCTGCTTCTGTAAAACAAGCTGTAAAAAATCTTTTAATGACTGCACAAGGCGAAAAACCATTTCAACCATATTTCGGATCACAGTTAGGAGAAGCGCTGTTTGATTTAGATACTGACTTTGATCCAGAATATGTACAGAATATTATAGCAGATGCAATACAAACATATGAACCAAGAGCTCACTTATTAAGAGTCAGTGTTCAGCTACAACCAGATTTTAATTCAATAGACGCATCAGTAGAATTTCAAGTTGTAAACACAAAAGAAATTGTAGTAGTTGATGTATCATTAGCGAGGCTTAGATAAATGGCTGCAACAGTTATTAAATCGTCTGATCTTGATTTTCAGAATATCAAAGAATCATTAAAAAATTATTTTAAACAGCAGGATGAATTTGCTGACTACGATTTTGATGCTTCAGGTCTTAATAATGTTTTAGATGTTTTAGCATACAATACACATTTAAATGGACTAACAGCAAACTTTGCAATTAACGAATCATTCTTGCCTACTGCACAGCTAAGAGCTTCTATCGTATCTCATGCTGAAACATTAGGATATGAAGTTAGATCAATCACTACATCAAAAGCAGTTATAAACATTAGTGTCAATATGGCAGGAGTTGTAGGACGTAGACCACAAATACAGTTACCAGCCGGTTGGACTTTTACATCTTCAATTGATGGTGTATCATATACATTTAGAACATTAGAATCTTACTTTGCAAAAGATGATGGTAGTGGTAATTACACATTTAAAACATCTGATGATTCTTCTAATATTCCTGTATATGAAGGTATAGAAAAAACTAAAACATTTTTTGTTGGTGAGAAGAATGAAAGACAAATCTTTGTAATACCAGACGAAACAATCGATACAGCTACAGCAAAAGTATTGGTGTATGATACAGCCACTTCCTCTAATTATCAATCATACATTCCATTGAGATCTGCTGTTACAATCGATAAAGATACAAGAGTATACTCTATCCGTGAAGCTCCTAATGGAACTTATGAATTAAACTTTGGTGATGGAGTATCTTTTGGTAAGAAACCAGATCCTGGTAACAAAGTAACTGTTACTTATCTTTCAAGTAAAGGGCCACTAGCAGACAATGGAACGGTATTTACTTCCAATAATGATTTTAATCATCTTGGCTTGGACTATCCTGTCATCGTTACAACACAAACCGAATCAACAGGTGGGGCCAATAAGCAAACAATTGAAAGCATCAAGCAGCTTGCACCAATAGCATATGCATCGCAGAATCGATTAGTTACTTCATTAGATTACAAAGGCATGATCCTAAGTAATTTTACAGATGTGACAGATTGTAACGTTTGGTCAGGCGATCAAAACATTCCACGCGATTATGGCGCTGTATATGTTTCATTAAACTTTGCAGATAATACATCACAGACTGTGCAAGATCAAATTAAAGGACAGATTATAGGACAGTTTACAGATAACTTATCTGTTGTTTCTATTACTACAAAGTTTACAGATCCAACAGAACTATTCTTAGAACTTACATTGTCATTCCAATTTGATCCATCACTTACAGGTATTAGTTTATCTGCTACTGAAAGTTCAGTGTATCGATTTTTAAATTCATACTTCGCAAATAACTTAAATAAGTTTGGTAAAATATTTAGACGTAGTAATATGTTAACTGAGATCGATGCTATTGATCAAGCTATACTTTCGAGTAAGTGTGACGTAAAAGCACAGCTAAGATTTGAGCCAACCATTGGTGATAAGAGAACATTTGAACTACAATATCCTATGGATATTAAAGCACCTGATCCTTATACCTACATGGTACAATCACAAACATTTGAGTTTGAAGGAACCATTGCAGTTATAAGAAATAAACTTAGCTCTACCAGATTACAAGTAACAGACATTGACGGTAACGTTCTTTTAGACAATGTCGGCGAATACTTTCCATCTACAGGTTTAGTCAAGATAGTAGGATTTGCACCTGAAGCATTTATCGGAGGTGAAGATTTTATTAAGGTGTCAGCTGTACCATTGAATGAAAGTATAATTAAACCATTACGTAATTATGTAATTAAAATAGATCCAAGCTTATCATATGCAACAGCAAGCGTAGATAGACAAGACACTACAACGGTATAAGTTCATGGTAGCATTCGCACAAACACTTAGAGATTTTGGCAGGCATGCAACTAATCTAAATAAAACTCTGGTTGATGAAATATTACCAGAACATTTTAGATCTGATTATCCTAATTTAATAACTTTCCTTGACGCTTATTATGAGCATTTAGATTCTGCAGATAATTTCGGCGGTGTTATTGAAGAGCTGCAAACAATAAGAGATATTGAAGATGCTAAGTTAGAATACTTGGATTTACTATTTGACGAAATTGGTTTAGGTATTTCATCAGGCCAGTTCGTTACACCAAGAGAAGTTATTCGAAACTTTGGTAATTTCTTTAGAGTTAAAGGTTCTGAATATTCTATTCATGGATTCTTTAGAGCATTCTTTAATGAAACGATTGAGATCTTTCATCCTAAGGACAGCCTGTTTATTGTAGGTGAATCTAGAGTTGGTACCGAAGATGCTAAGAAAATACAAGACGGAAGACTATATCAGGTTTTCTCTACACTAATTAAAGGACCGATTCCTTTAGTTATATGGGAAGCACTATATAGAAAGTATGTACATCCATCTGGATTTTACTTAGGTGCAAATGTTGTTTTAGAATCTGAACCAATAGTTCCTATTACAACAGCTACATCTATTCCGTTTATCAATCCGAATATCAATGTATTTAGTAGTGCAGCATCAATTACCATAGGAACTGGAGAAGTAATAGGCGCGCTAAGAGGATTTCGTATTACACCAGATGCAGGTATTGCGAAAACAATAAGTGGTTATCGAGCTGCATTTGATGGTCTAGACGGACAAGACTCAGATCAAATTAATAATGAAGCAACACTATACATGAATAGAGGTTTTGTTGTAGATGGTTATGTCGGAGGCGATAGAGAACGTTTTTATCTACGTGATAGATACAGTTTAGCTAGAACAATTAAGAAGTTTCAGAATATGACTATTGCTGAGCTCGAAGGATACTACAGCAGCATGTATGAAATGGGTGGATATTGGGTATCATTCGACGATAAGACAGATTCAGCTGGTACTACTTCAAACAATGTACCACTTTCATCTGTTAAATTTTCATCAACAAATGACACATTTGATGCTAGATCCTACTTCAGGCAGTAGTGTAACTATTATAAATAATGTTAAACATTTTAGGAATTAAAAATGGCAAGACAGATTATAAACAGAGGCGCAACAGGTAACGACGGAACCGGCGACGATCTATATACCGGTGCCGGAAAGATTAATGAAAATTTTGAAGAACTGTATGATGCTGTACAAGATATTGAAACTATCCTTGGTACAGACTCAGCCGTTAACCTAGGCGTAACATTAGCGACTAATTCAGTTGTATGGGAAGGTTCCACTGCAGATTCTCATGAAACAACTTTATCAGTTATTGATCCAACAACTGACAGAACAATTAACTTGCCAGACAGCAGTGGTACAGTAGCTTTAAAACATAATATTGCAGATACAATTGATTCTGATTATGTACAAAGCAAAGCTGTAGAATTAGATTTAAGAAATTATTCAGTAGCTACTGCACCAACAGGGTCACACGGTAAAATGATATTTGTAACCGACGGAGATTCAGGCGATCCATGTCTTGCAATTTTTGACAGTGCAGCCGGTTTTTATAAACGAATCGCTCTCGGCGGTGCAATTAGTACTTAATAGGATATAAACAATGCCAGCAACTATTACAGATACCTTAAGACAACAGATTGCTCGAGATTTCTTCGAGCGGTTTGAACAACAGACTCACAACTATTATGTGGGTATTGGTAGATCACAACCATGGGATTCGAACGAGACAGTTCCTACTCCTATCAATAGCCCTGACGAAGTTTCTAAATTAAGAAATGCTTTGCAGTCTATTAAAAAGGTTAAGTCTACATCTCTTGTTGTTCCTCGTAACAATTGGTCAAATGGTAGGATCTATTCTCCATATGACGATACAGTAGCGGGTTATCCTACACAACCTTACTACGTGAAGAATGATAACAACCAAGTTTATGTCTGTTTAGAAACTGGCCGTAACAGACTAGGTGTTGCTCAACCTTCTACAGTAGAACCAACAGGTGCTAATCACAGTTCTTTTAGAACAGCCGATGGTTATATATGGAAATTTATGTATACCATTAGTGGTTCAAGGCAAGAGCAATTCCAATCATCGAATTTTATGCCTGTGCAAAAACAGTTTAATGTTGATTCTAACTCTACTGGCATTGAGTTAAAACAGAAAGCTGTACAGGATAGTGCGATACCAGGACAGGTTCTAAGCATTGCACTTACAGAAGGTGGAACAGGATATACAAGTATACCGACAGTTACAATTACAGGTAATGGTATTGATGCGAAAGCTGTAGCAGACATTGATTCTGGTGCAGGTGTAGTTTCACGTATTCGAATAAAAGACAGTGCTCATCCAAGCGGACCAGGGACTACAGCTCCACTAGCACATGGTAACGGATACACTATTGCGTTTGTTACAATATCTGGTGGTGGCGGAACAGGTGCTAAAGCTCGAGCAATCTTGCCATTTAGCGATTCTGGTGTAGGTGCAGATCCAAGAGTAGATTTAAAAACCTCATCTGTTATGTTCCACTCATTGCTTGAAGGTAATGATAGTGACTTCCTTCTTGGTCAAGATTTCAGACAGGTTACACTATTTAAAGATCCACTAAATAGACAAGGCGCAAAGGTTATTGCTAATACAGCTAGCTGTTTAGATTTTATGAGATTGTCTAATACACTAAATGGATTTACAAGAGATAAAATTATTGAAGGTCAAACAACGTTTGCACAAGCGTATATTGATGATATAGATTCAGATAAAATATATTTCCACCAAGATGATGAAACTGGCTTTACAGCATTTCAAGATGGAGAGATTATTGAAGAAACTACAGGACCAGGACAAGGTATTATTGACTCAGCATTAATTCAATCAGAAGTTGATAGAAGAACTGGTGATATTCTATACATTGATAATAGAGCACCAGTTGAAAGAACCGCAGCGCAAGCTGAAGATATAAAAATTATTCTACAATTCTAAGGAATAGAAGATGGCAACAGTATATACAGATACCTTATTTGATACAAAGTATAAGGACGATTTTGCAGATAGTGATGGTTATTATCGCATACTGTTTAACAGTGGACGAGCTCTTCAAGCACGTGAACTTACACAGATGCAAACAATTATCCAAAAGCAAATCGAACGCTTTGGTAATAACATTTTTAAAGAAGGTGCTGTTGTAAAACCTGGCGGTTTGAATATTGATACTGCTTATGAATTTGTAAAGTTAGATCCTACATCAACTGGTACAGGTGCTACTGTAGGTGAAATTATTACTGGTGCTACATCTGGTCTAAAAGCTGAAGTCTTAGAAAGACTTGATGCTGATGCCGGAGATCCTGTAACATATTATATCAGGTATGTTAATACTACTGCAGCTTCTGCTGGAGCAACTACACCTAGGTTTACTCCAGGCGAAAGTTTAGGTTCAGGCCGAGTTGTACAAATAATTAACACAGATGTAAATCCAGCTGTCGGCAGAGGCACTAGGATTACTGTCGGTGAAAGCATCTACTTTACTCAAGGTTTCTTTGTATATACAGAAAAGCAAGCCGCAATCATAGCAAAGTATGATGATGCACCTAGCACTAATGTTGGATTTAAAATTACACAGCAAGTATTTAGTGTTGACGATGACTTGCAGTTATATGATAACCAAGGTACAAGTATTAACACCACTGCACCTGGTGCTGATAGATATTGCATTAAGTTATTACTCACACATGATGATGTTGTAGACTCAGATGAAAACTTTATCCACGTAGCTACAATAAGAGATGGTGCTGTATATACCGCGGTATCTGCACAGCAAGATCAAGCATATGCTATTCCAAGAGATATGATTGCTACTAGAATTAAAGAAAATTCTGGTGATTATATTGTTAAACCTTTTAAGATCACGTTTGAAGAAGACTCACAAGATACTCATTTACTTTTAAAAGCAAGTGATGGTATCGTAGTTGTAGACGGATATAGATCAGCTAGGTTTGCACCTACTGATTTAAGAATTGCAAAACCAACAACTGACTTAGAAATTGAAGGCGAATTTATGCCAGTCGATTTTGGTCACTTTGTTGATGTTGCCGCTGGTCAAGTAAAAGGTGGACCGGATATTACAACCTTTGAACAACAAAATATTCGAAGTGCAACAAATTACGGTGGTTCAACAATTGGTACATGTAGAGTACGAGCCATAAGAGAAAATGGCGTTAACTATCGCTATTACTTATTTGACTTACGTATGAACTCTGGACAAAACTTTAGAGACGCTAGGTCAATCGGTACTTCCTCTACTAACTATTTTAATCCTACAATATCTGGCACTAATGCACAGATTGAAGATCCACTTAACCATACATTAGTATATCAAACTCTATCACCAAGACCTCGGGTTTTAGATCCACAAAGTATGGAAGTACAAATCTTAAGATCTGGTACGACTGATGGTTCTGGTAATTTCACAGTAAGTATTCCAACCAACTACGTATTGAATAATACTAGTGATTGGTTAATCATGCATGATTCAGGTCAAGCTGATAACTCTGCATTAGGTGGCATTACTGCTGGTTCCAATACTACAACTATTACAGGACTTCCACCAAGTACACCAGTAAAAGCTTATGTTTATGGTTCTACATCTGCTCCAGTTGTAAGAGCAAAAACACTAGCTCAAAATCAAACTGTAACAACTACTATCACTACAGATCCTGTTACTGGTGAAAAGTATATTGACTTAGGTAAACCTGATGGATATAGAGTTCGAAGAGTAAGCTTAAATGATTCTGACGGTACAGACGTATCTCATAAGTTTACATTCGATGATGGACAAAGAGATAACTTTTATGGTTTAGCTCGTATGGTTTTAAATGACGGGCAAGCTGCACCGGCCGGAAATGTTTATGTAAAGTTTGATCACTTTAATCACGGTGCTGGTAACTTCTTTGCTGTTAACTCTTACACAGGTGTTGTTGACTATGAAGATATTCCTAGCCATACAACTACATCAGGTCAAAGAATTAACTTACGAGATGCATATGACTTTAGACCAGTTATAAATGCATCAGGTAATTTTACTGAAGCTAACTTATCTTATCTTCCAGTACCTACAGATCTAATTATTTCTGACAATACTTATTACTTGTCAAAGGCATTTAAACTTATAATTGACAAAGAAGCAAACCTTGATGTTGTACCCGGAGAAGTTTCTTTTGATCCTCCATATCCTACAGCGCCTGAAGGTACGCTACCTCTTTACAATTTTAAATTTAATCCTAATACATTGGATGAAGAAGATATCACTGTACAAAAAATCGACCATCAACGATATACGATGGATGATATCAACTACTTAGAAAAACGTATTGAAAAGCTTGAAGAGATTACATCGCTATCAATGCTTGAAATGCAAACAAATAACTTCGAAGTTTTAGATTCATCTGGTCTCAATAGAACTAAGTCTGGATTTTTTGTAGATAATTTTACTACACACCTTTTATCTGAAACTACTAACCCATATTATAGAGCTTCATTAGATGCTTCTGAAGGAATACTAAGACCTGCATTTACTGAAGATAACTTACGTCTAATATATGATTCTGATAATTCAACAGGTGTTGTTAAGAAAGGCGATAACATTTATCGTCAATACACTGAAGAAAATTATATCACACAGCCATTTGCTACAAAAGCTGTAAAGATTAATGCTTATGCATCAACTGTGTATACCGGTAACTTAACAGTATCGCCAGCATCTGATGAATGGAGAGATACAAACACCACAGCTCGTAACGTAATTGATGGTGGTACAAAACTTTCAACAAATACAGCTGCCAACTGGAATAATTGGGAATGGAACTGGGGTGGTAAAGATTTAGAAGATCTAAGAGTAGGTGATCAAACAAATACTATATCACGTACAAGTGGAAGAACTACAACCAAGACAGTTAATAAAGTTATAAGAGAACAGGTGGTTGAAGAAAGAATCGGAACACGCGTCGTACAGGTTGCATTGCTACCTTTCATTCGATCTAGGATCGTAAGTATTAGAGCACAAGGTTTACGACCAAACAGTAATGTGTATTTGTTTATGGATGGTAAGCCAATGGCTAACTATGTAAGAGAAGCTACGTTCCAAAGATATTCATCTACAACAAAAGATTACGGTAACACTTTGAGAAATAGAACTGCACATCCTGATGGAGCTGGTATATTAACAAGTGATAACTCAGGTAAAGTTGATATATCCTTTATGATTCCAAATAATAATACAGACAGGTTTAGAGCTGGTTCTCATGAAATTAAAGTATTAGATATTAATGTGGATAATGAAAAAGCATCTGGCACAGTTGCTCGAGCAATATACACAGCTCAAGGTTGGTTAGATACTATTCAACATGATGTTAAATCAACTCGTGTATTAGAAATCGAAGGATCTAAATCTTCGGTTACTGCTCCAGCACCGTCACGATCAAGAAGCAATGACGGTGGTAGAAACTCTGCTGGCGGTGGAGGTTCAGGTGGTTCAGGCGGATCAGGTGGATCTTCAAGTGGTGGAAGTGGTGGATACTGGTCAACTCGTCATATTAACGAGGCTGGTCAAAGAGTTTACAAGTGGAATGGTCCAGGCAACAAAGCTGACACGACTGATCCGCATAAAGGTAGAATACCAAACTTTAATCCTCCAGCACGTAATCCTGATAAGAGTGGCTCAACATCGAAAGCACCTTCAGCATCGAAAATTGTATGTACAGAAATGTATAGACAAACGCAGCTTGAGGATTGGGCAAAGGCCATGAGAATTTGGGATACATATCAACGTAGACATCTTACTCCATACCACGAAATTGGTTACCATTGGTTGTTTAAACCATATGTAAAAGGTATGCAACAAAGTGGATTGCTTACAAAACTTGGTGCTTACTTAGCTGAGGAAAGAACTCAACACCTTAAACATGTTTTAACAAAAGGTAAAGCTAAAGATAGTATTGTGGGTAATGTATGGTGTAAAGTTATACATCCAGTTGTTCATGTTGCTGGTAGAATTAAAACAAAAATTTATGGAGAATCTGAGTAATGTCATTAAATTCATTAGGTTATAAGTTAGGCAAAAGCCCTATTGCTCAATCATTCTACGTAGATGATGCCAAAGGTATATTTGCTACCAAAATACAATTATACTTCAAATCAACATTTCAGGCTACGGCTGATTTACAGTTACCTATTAACATTCACCTTAGGCCTATGAGAAACGGAATGCCTTCCGATGTTGAAATCATACCAGGCTCTTCTGTCTATGTTGATTATAACTTTGTTAATACATCTGCCGATGCGACTGCTGTAACTAACTTTACATTTGAAGAACCTATTTTTCTTGACGGCCTAACTGACTATGCAATTGTTGTATATGCAGAAACGCCAGAGTATGAAATATTTCTTGCAGAAATAGATGAAACAGTTGTAGGTTCTGCATCTGCTCGTGTTAATTTAAATCCTAACACTGGTACTGTATTTTATTCTCAGAATGGTGCTACCTTTACACCTAACCAAAAACAAGATTTAAAATTCAATGTTGTAAGAGCAAAATTTACTACAGGTACTGGTACAGTAAGATTAAAGAATGCTTCAGTACCTAGACAACTATTAAATAGAAATTCAATTCGTACGTTTGAAGGTGATAGTGATGTAAGAGTACATACAATAAATCACGGCTTACAAGTAAATGATACAGTGTCTATTGTAGGTTCTACTGCAGTAGGTGGTTTTACTGCAAATCAAATTAACGGTGATCATACAATTACAAAGATTGATGCTGGTGGATTCGAATTTAAAATAAATGATACAGCTGACTCAGATGAAGTTGGTGGTGGAGATAATATTTTAACAACTAAAAATATTCCTTACTCTTTAATCTGGCCAAACATGGCAGTTATGAAACCAACTGGCACAGCTATATCTGCTGGATTCAAAGGTACATCTGGTAAATCATTTGCTGGTGTAGAAACACCATATAACGTTGACGCAGCGTTTACTGCGATTAACTTAAATAAAAACAATATTGCTTTAGATAGAAATTATGTTATTGCAGCAGACTCTATTGCTGACGCTGAAATTGCGGTTGGTGCTAGCACTGCAGAATTAGAAATGACTATTGGTACTGTAGACGACTTTGTTTCTCCTGTTCTTGATTTACAAAGATCATCAATGACTCTGGTCGATAATGTTATCGATAAACAGGATTCAGCAGCAACTAGTGGATTCAATGTTCCTATGAACTTTGTACCTGAAACAAATGCTTCTGGTGGATCGTCGGCAGCTAAACACATTACAACGGTAACAACTCTAGCACAGTCTGCAGTTGGTTTAAAAGTATTGTTAACTGCTAACAGGCCAAAAGCATCAAACATAGATTTATACTGGAGAGTATCTACTGAGAATGATTTAATTAATACAGTTGATTGGACATATGTTGCTCCAGAATTATCAAACCCTTCTGATGAAAACACAGCAGTATTTAGAGAATACGAATATTTAATTGGTGGTAAAGGCGGACAGCTAGATGCATTCATTAAATTCCAATTAAAGATTGTTATGACTTCTACTAACTCTGCCAAAGTGCCAATGATTAAGGATTTAAGAGCTATAGCATTGAGTGTATAATGGAATATAAAAAAGTTGAAGGCCTACACGGTTTAGTAAAAGATGAAAGAGGTGTTGTCCTTAACACCAATGTAGATGAAATTAAAGCCGCGCGGGCACGGAAGCGAGCACAAAGAAAAAAAGCACAAGAGTTTGAAGATCTAAAACAAGATGTTAGTGATCTTAAAAGACTGATGGAACAGATTATTGAGAGAATGTAATGTCACGTAAGATTACTGTCCAAAAAACAAATACACTAAATGTCTGGCATCAGAAGACTAACACTATGTCAGATTATGTTGGTGACTTAGATGATTTGGATCCGTATTATAAAGCTCCTCTTGGATTCTCTACTCCACAAGACTCTAACATTGTTGATGCTATCAATGCTCCTGGAAATTTTATTACTAAAATAGAATGTTATTTGTATGATCCTGTACTACCACATGATTCAGATAAATGTATCATTGGAAAGATAACAGCAAACTTAGGTGTAGACTCAGGTTATATTCAGCTCCTTGAAGTAGATCAATTATGGAATTACGATTCTGCATTAGTAGGACCTCGTAATCCAGACAGTGATTACACATTCTATGGTGATTCACCTGGCACCGCTGATTTTGATTTTAATGCAGATAGTGTACATATAAAACGTTTATATGTTCCTAACGCAGATTTCATTGATAGTGCACAAATTTATAAAAGACTAACAGTACACGAATGGACACAAAAGACTGGTGATGATACAGGGTTTAATGCTGATAAAGTAACCTTTAATGAATATGTCAATATAAATACGTTACACATGGATAGTCAATCGGTCGATATTATAAGACCGTTTTATATTAATCAGGCTGATGGAGTAAAAGCAAATGCACATTTTGGAGCGCATCTATTTGATTCAGACGAAGGTCACATGGCTCTAGTAGAACCAGACTTCACACTGTCGTAAGGAAAAGTAAATGGCACGTAAAATAGTAGTAGATTTAGTTGATGCGGTTGGCACATTCATGGCCAAGACAAATGTCATGTCTGACTATATTGGAGACTTAGATGATTTAGATTCGACATTTGCCGATAACTTCGCCGATTCAAGTATTGTAGATGCCTTAAATCATTTAGTAGGAATGATTGATTCTATTAATGATAGATTGTTTAGTGATTCTGATCATTGGCAACTAAGAGGATTGAAAGCTGACTCTGCAGATTTCAAACGTTTAAGAGTTGGATTTATGCATGCAGATAGTGCTACAATAGACTCGGCTGAAATAAGAAACTTAACAGCCGATCATCTTACAATTGACAGCGCCACAATTCGAAGACTAGAAGTTTCAGAAGCAATAATTGATTCTGCTTATATCGATTCTGCTACAATAAACGATGCATATATTACTAACTTTCATTTCAATGATTCTGATGAAGTAGAAAAAGAATTAGATCACATGAAGTTACTTACTATTAAGGAGGAAAGTGGTGGTGTTGTATTGGCTGGATATTTCATGTCAACAGACTCGGCAGCAGGTACACCATAATGGC